AGAATAAAGTTTATCAATATTATCAAATAATCCAGTACTCTTAATAACTTCCTGAGTTTTCTTTAACTCCTCACCAACGGCTCGTTCAATTCTTTGTTGTTGTAAATCCAACTTAATTTCATCATCAGAAAATCCTAAAATATGTTTTTTTGCCCATGAAACTGAAACAGGTGCAATACCACTTCCAGGGTCGGCTGTTAAATCTTTATATAAAAGAACTTTCTCTTTCCAAACATCAATTTTTAATAAATCAGCTTGTGTAGATGGATTTGTTAGTGATAGTTTGAAGTTGGTTAATTCATCTTCAAATCCTAATAAGAATAAATGTACAATTGCAATTTTATTTAATTCTTGCAACATACTTTTTTGTATCCTATTAATTGTTCTTGCAAATCTTATATCTTGTAAAGCCAATCCTTTTCCCTCAGCAATTGCTTCTTCAAATCCCAAAAATGTTTTAGGTACTCTTAAAGCGGTAACTAATTTTTTCTGAATATATTCGATATCCGCAATTTCAGATAAGTTAGTTGCACCAGGTAAAGTATCAATCGGCATTGTTTGTGCCGGGTCTCTAACAGGTACAAAATAATCTTGGTCTACCGCCATTTGATTAAATCTCATATCAACATTACCTGTCTTTTCATCAACAACTTGAGACCTTTTAAATTTGTTGGCAACCCTTTGTACATATGGTTCAACGTCTTTGTCATCCATATTTCCAACAAATATCTTAAACACCCTTCTTTCAGGGGCTCTTGATGTTCTATAAATTAACATCGCGTCTTCAGATAATAATAATTGTTTCCAAATACGTCTTGCCTTCTCAAGCATAGATGTTCCATACGGTAATCTTCTATCGTCCCCAAGTAATCTAAAATGTGCCACTTCCCAAGTATTAAATTCCATACTTTTGTGCTTCCATGTAAACTTCATATGTTTCTTTTCAACATCTTGAGACGCTTCTGTGGTTTTGGCCATCATTCCTCTTTCCAATCTCTCAATTTCAATGATTGGTAATTGGTTAACTCCAATGATTCCTTTCTCAGGGTCTAATTTTAAATAAACAAAGTTATCACCGTATTTACAAGTATTTCTTGTCCACATCGGTAAGTTAGTGTTTATATCTAAAACATTCTCAAATAAATCAACAAGTATAGATTTTATTCTTTTTGACTCTGAATAAATCTGCATCATGTATCCATCTTGATTTAGAGTAGTTGACTCTTCGGCATATATATCCAAAGCTGCCGAAATTTCAGGTGTGAACTCCATAGATTCATAATCATAAAATGCCGATAATCTAGTTGGTTCGTAATAAGTGGCCTGAGTGTATAAATTACTCTCAATTTTTTGCCATTGGTTGGCTAAATAAAATGTTTGTTGAGCTTGTAATTTCTCTTTTTCATATTCCTGTTTTGACGTAGTCTTTAAAAGTTCTTTTTTATCGAACTTAAAAGTAGGAAAATCTTGGTTCATTAGGGAATTTGGCCCAAAAACCGAAGATAATTTCTGCCATACTGTCAAATTATTATTTTGTTGGTCTTGCATATATTTTAAAAATAATTTATTTTAGCAGATTTGTGAACATAATTTATTAATTTTTAGGTTTTGTAATATTTTTATTACTATCACTATTTTTAACCGCTAAAATACCTTGTCCTGGGACATTTAATTTTGACCCTCCGACTGATTTACCTGATGTTTTTCTTGCAATGTATCCCATTATCTACGTCCTCCGAATAACCATAAATAGTTTTCATAATCATTTTTTGTTGCTTCATTTTTCTTTGCTTGTCCGTATTGTTCAAATACTGGGTCAAAAAATCTACTTCTTGATTCAGGTACTGATGAATTAACTTGCCAAGAATCTATCATAACTTTTGCTTGTTCGGTAACCTTTGTTAATTGAGTGAAAGAAGATTCACCAACATAACAACACATTGCAATTGACATGATTAAATCGTCGTGTTGACCTCTCTGATGGTCAGGTCTTCCATTTATATAAACAAATGTGTTCATTTCATTCAATAATCTTGATGAATAGATTTTCAATCCATGTCTAATGTACTCTTCAAACGATGCAACTATTTGAACTCTTTTTGAGTTAAAATTAATTCCAGGAATTTTATCTTGTGTTTTTGGGTCATACTTCCATCTGTTGGTGGCGTCTATACCATCAACATATAAATCTCGATAACCTAATTCTTGTAATTTTCTTGAGGTAGTGACACCCATTCCACCGGTTATATCGACAACAATAAACGCACTATACATTTGTCCCCATTTATAACAAATTTCCGCTAAAATATCGGGAGGGACTTTTCCTATGTATTCTGCAACTTGTTCTCGTGATTCAAAATCTAATATTTCAAAAGTTGAATAATCTTCACTGTCTCCTCTTGAAACGTCAACACCCATTATATATTTTTTACCCATAACAGGTTCTTTCCAAATCCACACACTCCCCCCCATAAATTTAGATGAAGGGTCTTTGACCATATCTGTCCTTATTGAGTCAAGTACATTGGAATCAAATACGTTATCCCCTGAACCTAAAAATTGACACTCAAGTTCTTGGTTAACTTTTCGTTTATCGTATTTAAGTTTTTTAACCATTTTCTCATACCAACTAGAACATGGTTTGTACCCTTCAGAGATTAAATTTTTTATTTCATCAAAATTTTTCTCCTTATCTTTATACTCAATAATTTCAACTTCTTTGTATTCATCTCGATTTAAAAAATAATGAATAATATCTTTTACTTTGACCAAATGTAAGTCCTTAGCATATCTTGGGTCTTTAAACCAAGCCATTTCAGAAATTTTAAATTCATTCATACCTCTGATTGCTTGGTCATAAATTTCATAGTAAATTGCGTCGTAACCATTTGGTGTTGATATTACGATTACTTTACCACCTGTAGATAAAGACGCCATACAAGCCGCCCAAAAATCCCCATCCGCCTCAATATACGCAGCTTCATCAAAAACTAATATTGTTGGAGTATATCCTCTCAGTGCATCTTTAGATGTTGCAACTGCTTTAACTTCACATCCATTTGAAAGTTTAAAATGTCTTTGTGAGTTTTTTTCTGCGGAGAATGTAACACCAACCCATTTTGGCCATTGTTCAGTAAATCCCCTTACTTTATTCGCCATTTCAACTGCAGTGTCCAATTTATTGGCAATTATCAATATTTTTTCAGGTTTACTTTTTGACGCGAATACTAATCTTTTGGACGCCCATGCGGCAGTTACTGTAGAAACCCCAGCCTGTCTATATTTTAATGCAATATTTTCATTAAAATTTTCATAATCATCAATCAATGTATGTTGGTCAGGAAATAACTCCAAAGGAACGTATTTAGATACCGTATTATCATACGTTTGTAAATACGTTTTCAGAGCGTATGGTGTTGATTTCATACATTTACTATACTCTAATAAAACTTGTTCTTTTGTTAAACTCATATATTATATAAATACTTTAAAATAATAAACCCCTCTTCTGAGGGGTTTATTTGAATTTTTTATAGTCCTAAACTCGACAAATAGTCATCATCACCTTCAAAATCATCCTTATATTTTTTCTTCATATATGAAGGATTTTTTTCCATTTGTTTTTGTAATTTTTTAGATTTCTCAACTAAATTAGTTATATAATTGTTCGCATAATCCGCATCAGATAAACCTAATGTAAACAATGATTTTGCTAACTCAACTAAAGTTTCATATTTTTCTTCAGATAAATATTTTAAAACAAATGGAGTTAAATCTCTTTGTTCTTGTTTGTCAGGAACAATTTTATTAAACTCTTTGTAAAATTCTAAAAAGAATTTTTCTCCATAAACTAAATCATACGCTTCAATTTCTAATGAACTGGCTTGTTTTTTTGCTAATACACCCTTTTCAGATTTTTCACCACCTGCAGATGTGAAGAACATTATAACACCTTTAACCAATTCATGGACCAATAAAGGTAAAGTCATTGCTCTTGCTTTAATGATAAATGGTCCTGATTGTTGTTGTGGAGTTTGTGGTTGATTTTCAGAAGAATCTTCTTCTTCATCTTCTTCTTCCCCATCTTCATCATTACCTCCACCAGATTGTTGGTTACTCGGTGGTTGTACTTCAATTTGTCCAATTTGTCCTCCACCTGAATTTCCTACTGAACCAATGTCAGGGAATAACCAATACATGTGTAACATGATTGGTTGTAATATATTAGATAACTGTATAATTCTAGCTCCGTTAGGTAATTCCTCAATCTTTTCACTACATATGTCATAAGCGTTGGCGTAGTTTAAAGCCATTCCTCTTCTGAATAAATTAATAATCATTCTTCTTGAAACTTCATCTGAAAATTCCTTCTTCGCCCTTTCCGCAGTATCAGGAGATATTTTAAAGGTAGACTCAATTGCCTCCTTTGCCTTTTCTTCATCAAATTCAATCCCCTCACTTTCAAATTCATCTCTCATTTGTTCCAACTTCTCTTTCTTTTCCTCATCAACATCTGCAAATTTTTCCATTATTTCTTCATCAGAGATATTTTGAACTCTTTCTTTCATACCTTTCAACTTATTCAAAAATCCTGTAGTGAATTCTCCATCAAGTTTTAATTTATTACTAAAAAATTCTCTATCAATCCCCATAGCCTTTTCAACAGATTCAGCTGCGATTTCCTCTAACGCAACTTTATTTCTACTTTGTAATTGGATTAATTCTTGTAATAGTTGACCAACTAAATCATAAAGTCCTCTAAATGCTGTTTCAGCATCTCTCTTTAATGATTGATTACCCGCAACCAATCTTCTATCAATTCCTGAGTATCTATTAAATAATCTTTCTAAATTAACTATTGAATCTTTAAATGCTTGAGAAGTGAAAAAGTCAACTTGTGGTTGAGTTAAT